TGTAGATAACACAAAGGATGATAGTGATACTGAGACACAATCTCAAAATATAAGTGATGAGAATCAAAAAACAATTAATACTTTTGAAAAAAATGCTAAAAAAATAGGTCAAGATTTAAATGAAAGTAAAAAGAAAGTTTTAGATGATAGTTTAGATAAGATTAAAACTATATATGACGATGATGCCTCAGAAGATGATAAAAAAGAAGCAGCACAATGGTTAGTAGATAATGCTGGTTTCTCTGCTAACAAAATGCCATCTACAGGTAAAAGAAAAGCCTATCTGAATAAACTAGGTGGTGATAGAAAAGTATTAGGTAATGGCACCAAAGGCACAGAGGGACTTGTTCAAAAAGTAGAATCTTTATTAGGTCCTTTACAAGAGTTTGATGCATCATCTGTTAAAGTAGGATTTAGTGCTGCTGCTAAACCAGATTTAGGAAAAGAAAATGAAGTTAAACCATCACAAGACGAGGGTGTCGCTAATTACTTCAGTAGTCATAAAGTTTTACAAAAAATAAGACCAGGATTACATGGTTTATTTGGTGTTAAGGGTGAAGATGGGAAGGTTAAAATGCCAAGTAGTGAACATTCAAAAGATTACTTATCACAGAGTATAAACAATCCTGCATTACAAAACACTATTGATTACGCTAAAGAACAAATAAAAAATGGTACTACAGACGAGGGAGTATTGAATTCTTTGGAAGACCATCAAAAGAGAATGCAAGATGTCTTGAATAATTATGATATACCAAGTGAAGATGCAAAACAAGCAATTGCTGATAGTTATAACGACTTAATGGTTGGTTTACATAAGGCTGATGATGAGATAGCAAATTCAATCATGAAACAACTTGCTGAAAACAATCTATATGAACAAGAATTAGCAAATGGTGAAGAAGTATATCTACCATCTGCAGGTAACTTTCCTGCTGGTGATAAAATAAAAGGTGGTACATTAGAAAAGGTATCTTTAATCAGTTGTAAGTTTGGTAAAGCTGGAAGGACATACGGATGTCCAGCAAACTCAAAAACTATTTGTGAATTACATCAAAATGAAAGTAAGCAAAATAATCAAGGACAATATCTTGGCGAAGACGGATACACTCTGTTAATAAACGATGATTTAATTAGAGGTGAAGATAAGAGTTCTACCGTATCTAAAACAGAGAATTTTATTAAAGATACTTTAAACGAAGTAAATTTAGGTAACACATTTACGGATGAAGAGACTTCAAAGATATCAATCATAGTTTCTGATTACATGGAAGAAATTGATAGGATAAAAGAAGAAGTAAAAGACGAAACTCCTGTGTCAAGAAAGTGGAAATTATTTGGTAATAAACTAAAAGATATAGAGAAAGAATATAAAGAGAAACTTGGTGGTGTTATAACCGAAGAACATGCGGCTGCTCTAATTGGTAAAAACAATGCGAAAAACTTAGTTCAACAAGGTGGTGTTAAGGTAGAAGCTCTTATGTCTGCTATTGAGATAGCTAATAATATTAGAACCAATGAATCACTAAACGACTTAGAACATAATAAACAATTTTATGATGAAAATGATGAACCAAAATTTGTAACATCAAAGGGAACACAGAATCCAGATGATTACTCAATAACATTTAGAACTAAAAGAACTGCTGGTAGAACAGGTGGTGGATGTCAATTATCATTTACAGGTGATGGTAAACCAGCTCCAATACAACTAACAGACGATGGACAAGCAATAGATACTGCAACTGGCGAGGTAAAAGGAGTATAATGAAAACACAATTACTTTGTACATTCACAACACAACATAACCTTGAGCAATCTATTCGTGATATCACGAAGAACTTTAAGGTCGTGTTTGAAAAGATTTATGTACTACAAAACGAGGACAAACCAAAGGAATTAATTTGTACCTACAATGTTAATCAAGAAGATGATATAGATTTTAATTCTGTAAAGAATACAATATCTCTACATCGTAAGAAAATTACAAATACACTTTATACGATAAACGCCCTAAACGAATTGATAAAGTTAATAAACAACGGAGTGTTGGATACTAACTATCAGGTAGAATGGGACACATATAAGAATATGATTCTAATATCGAATAAAGAAGGTTTACAGAAAATACCAACAAGGATACTAAAAATAATAGAGTTATAATGGCATCACCAATATATTTTTTCACCAGAAGTGGATGTGTCTGGTGTCAGAAAATGAAGCCATCAATAGACCAAATAAATGAAACTCTGAACGATGAGCAAAAGATTCAGATTCATTCTATTGATGAACAAAAATCTAAAGCAATTTACGATAACATTATTCGTATGAATAACGTAAAAGATATAATTCCCTTAATGTATAATTCAAATATAGGGACAACTCTTTTGGGTTATAAGGATAAGAAAGATATTCAGAAATTCTTACGAGCTGAACCAACAACTTATAAAAAACCACTAACAGGTCTTCCACATTTTGAAATTGAAAATAGTACAGGAAAAGACTTTGATAATTGGAAAAAAAGTGTTATATTATGGTATAAGGAAAACGAAAGTCGTCTTCCTACAAACGTAATAGACAAAGACAAAATGATAGATATGGTATACAATCAATGGATGGCATATAGGACTAAACCTACAACAATAGAGAGTAGGTTAGATGCCTTAGAATATAAAGTTGATAAGATTCTTAAAAAAATCTCTTGACTTTTTCATCAGGAATTTGTATATTATATAAATTGGTTATCTACAAATTTTACTTTAGTAATATTTATAGGTGTAACAATAATAATAATAAATAAACTAGGAGAATAAACATGGACTTAGATGCTATAAAAAGCCGTCTTAATCAGTTACAAAACACACAAACAAATGCGTTTTGGAAACCTCAACCAGGAAAATCACAAGTAAGGATAGTGCCTTATAAGCACGATAAATCAAATCCTTTTAGTGAACTTTTCTTTCACTATTCATTAGTACCAAATAAGACAGTGATTTCACCACTATCTTATGGTCGTCCTGATCCTGTTCAACAATTTGCTGACAAGTTGAAATCAACTGGCAACAAAGATGAATGGATTCAAGGTAAGAGAATCGAACCAAAGATGAGAACATTTGTTCCTGTCGTTGTTCGTGGAGAGGAAAACGAAGGTGTTAAGTTTTGGGGATTTGGTAAAACTGTATATCAAGAACTTCTTGGTATAATTGCTGATCCTGATTATGGTGATATATCTGATGCTACTGCAGGTAGAGATATTACTGTTGAAAGACAAACACCTGCCGAAGCCGGTAATCAGTATGGTAAGACAACTATTCGTGTCAAACCAAACGTAACCTCACTTTCCGATAACTCTGATTTACTAACAAAGTTGTTAGATGAACAACCAAATCTCAATGAGTTGTACAATGAGCCAACCTTTGATGAGTTAAAAAGTCATCTTTCTAACTTTTTGAATCCATCAGATTCTACAGAAGAAACAACAGAGAAAGAACCAGAAATGGTCACTACTGAAGCTTCTTCTAATGTAGAAGATGATTTCGATAAGTTATTTAATTCATAAACCGTGCATGGTTAGAGTGGGAATGGTTTCCTCCTTTTCCGTTCCCACTCGTTTTACTTTGGAGAAATAAATGTCTAATAGAGATGAATTAGCAGATATAATTGCGGGTGAACTAAACAAACAATTCAAGTCAAATCAAGTTGCTTACTTTTTGGATGGTGTTCAAGATACACCAACTGATGTGACAGATTGGGTTGGTACAGGTTCAACGTTGTTAGATTTGGCAGTATCAAACAAACCACATGGTGGTTTAGCTGCTGGTAGAATTACAGAAATTAATGGATTAGAGGGAAGTGGTAAATCACTTATTGGTGCTCACGCTCTTGCTTCTACCCAAAAGAAAGGTGGACTTGCTGTCTATATAGATACCGAGTCTGCTGTCTCAGCTGAATTTCTACAGGCAATAGGAATCGATACTGATAGTATGTTATATGTTCATTTGGAAACAGTTGAAGATATATTCGATACTATAGAAACGATTAT